CTAACACCCAAGTCGGTACATCCTTGCCCTGACATCTTGCCTTCGGATTCGCAGCTGTTGCTGCGATTGCGATGTCTGACCGATATTAGATGCGGCATCAATAGATTTTATTTCCTCAGCCAGGTAGTAGCACTGGCCCTGCATGTTGCTGGTTATTGCCTGCGTCGACTCGCCAGCCATCGTAACTATCCCAGGGCGTTGTATGTCTGCCCTGATTCTTGCGCGCGTATCGGCAATCGTTTGCTGGTTTGGGCTAACGAAGCCGCCGCTTGTTTCCTTGATGACCATGGCCGTCTGCTGTTCCGCGCCTGCGCATTTTTTATCTGAGTAGGTGGTCTTTCCACCTGATTTGCATTTGATTATTCCCGTTGGTTGCTCTGTCGCTGGCTTGGTTTCCATGCTCGCGATATAGCTTCGGTTTTTCATGTCTTTGACAGCAGGGTTCGGTGTACGCACGACGCTTTTTGTTTCAGCCTGGTTGATGCTATCCATTGTTGTTGGTCCGCTCATTAGCCAGACGGCGCCACCGACAATTCCGACTGCTAGCATCAGGCTAGTGCCTTTGATTATCAGGTCGTTGGCCATGTCGCGTCCCTTGTTGAAATATATTGCCATTTAAACATAGATTCCAATTTGCAATCTTTCCATTTGCGCCGATATGCAACTGGAATTGTTTGAGCGTGAGCAGATCAGTCAGGCTGAGCTGGAGCACATGATGATGCAGATTCGACAGTCGTACTGGCATCTGCGCAATTTACGAAGTGTTCGCTGGAATGATGGTCGCCGGCGTTGGGAGTATCGAAAAGTGGCCGTGCATAAACAACGCCTGCTGATCGCAGGCGTGGATAAGAGAGAAATTCTGGATTTGCTAGCTTGTTGCCGGCAGAAGTGTAGTGCCAAGAAGCAGCCGTTCAAGCCATGCAAATATTGTGGACGTTAGTTTGCAAAATTTTGTTCCAATCGGCCCACGGTTACTGGTGACTCTCTGGCAAGCCAGGAACAGATTTATGCAAAATTCCGTTGCGTAAAGTTGTATCTGCGGCCGACGACGGTGGCTTCGCGTAACCGATAAGGCGCTGCCGGCAGCCGCTCTCCGCAGCTGGTGCCGCCGGAACAACCAGCGCGAAAACCTGACGCCGGCTATGCTGATGCAACCCACTCATGCAGCTCGACGTCGGTCCGGATCCAGTCGGCAGGCCGGCACCAGGTCCACGTCTAAGTGCACCTGGTCGGTCAGCAAGCTGGTGCTGGATCTCCGGTTGGGACTACCAGGGCTAATTCCTAGCTCCGACTGCGCTGGCACAACGGGGTTCGGGAGCAATGGAATAGGGAAGTCAGTTAAGCCGCGAGCATCAACAGTGTCGGTCGGTTCCTTCCATGTGGACCTCTCTTTCCGAGAAGCAGTGTCGGTCATCCGCGTCGCAGGCGATGTCGCTCAGTAGCTCGCTCATCGCTTCATCCATGGAAATCGATTAGCCACCACCAGCCATTATCGCGTAACCACTCCCAAGTACAATGAGGTATGCCGGAATCGCAATGAGCACTAAGCCGGCAAGGATCTGAATGGTACCTTGAAGAGGTAATCCCCTCACAGCCGTCACGACTCCCCCGACGAAAGCGAGGAGACCACATATTGCGATACCAACGATGGACACTCGGTCGCCCGCGATGAATCCCCAGACAGAGACAGCAGCCAGGAATAATATAAACCAGGTGAGCGTGGAGAATATTCGGGGATCCCGCCACCCCGTCGCAGACTTTGCCGCGACGCCCGATGCGATTACCACCGACTCTTCGCCACTTAGTGAATCTTCATGTTCTGACATTACCTCGACCTCCATAAGTTGTTTGAACTATACATCGTCTCCTGTCCTGTTGCTTGCCCGATGTCCGAACTGCTCAACTGAGTTGGCTGTTCCGTTGATCCCCGAACCTCAAATTATCTACGCTCGGAAATCAGCGAGCCCGCCTATGCGGAGCGCCAATCTGCCAGCGCCATCGACCCATACGCCTTCCAGCTAACAGGCTGGCTCAAGACCGAGGCAGCAAAATCCCGCAAGCAGCGGCGAAGTCTCAAGCAGCTCCACGAAGAGCTCATCGATTTGGGATTCAAGGGGTCTTATGACCGGGTCGCTGCATTCGCCAGACAATGGAGAGAGGTCAACCGGAGTGGGTCAATTCAGCGCGCAAACGAACAACGAGTTACTTTCGCCATCCATTGGTGGTGCTGATAACTTGAAAATTGCTAATTTGATGAAGCAAGACAGTTCGGTAAATTTTCATGGTTGGAGCGTTCCCATAGTCGTCTTATCCTGTGTAGTGCTGGCGCTCATGGCGGGCTGGCTATTTTATTCAACGCATTACGCTGGTCGAGAAGATGACTGGAGGTTTGAACGTTGCGTCCGCTGGTATTTAATACAACAACAAAATGAGTCGATGGACACAATGTGAGAATGTAGATGTTGCCGGGGACTGGGCAGAAAGTTACGCATGGATGGCCGGTGATCGGTGATGCCGTGTGGATGGAGTGCGTCGATCGGCGGCATCTGCAGTAACAGCTTCCCAGTCAAGTCGTTGCTGGGGTCCGTCTCATAGGCGGTGTGTCACCATAATTATTTCTGCGCAGGGGGCTGGGAACAAATTTATGCAAAAACGGGAACAATTTTGTGCAAACCAACGATGGATAAACCGCGACGCTTCCGGTTCATTTATTTTACATAATACAAATCGTGGGGGTATTAGCTTTGAGCAGTGGTGTGGCTTGTGAGGGCGTCGGTGTCAAAAATAAAGTGACAACGCCCAACACTGCAACGCTAGCTGCCGTCGCCGCTGTCCTCTGAAAAAAATCTGTCCAAAAGGACTTTTGTCCGCTCACTTCTTCCCGGTCGGCTTCTACAGCTGCGATTACTTCGATTACTGGGATGCCTAGTTTTTCTGACACGCTTGCTGCTGCTTGATTTGTCATAAAGCTGTGTCCCTTGCGCCAGTTTGACGGCACGCTGTGCGTCCACCCCATCAGTTTGGCTACGTCCTTGTCTGTTTTCACGTCCAGTGCTTTTTGCAGCTGATCTAAGTATTTGCTGATGCGCATGATTTTTTCCTTGTTGATCCAAATATTTTGGATTAATATCCAATTTAGTTGGATTCCAGTATTGTTGGATTTAACCGAATCATAGCAGTTCCGTTGGAAAGGTAAACCGGTGTTTCTTTACGGCTCGTTGATTGTCGGTTCTTTGCGATCAGGGTTGATTCCGTGTTTTGCCGCTTTTGTAAGTGATTCGCCGCAGTGTGGGCAGTGCTTTTTTTCTGGGTTCATTTTTTTGTATACCCATATTGCAACGGCGATGCCAAAGGCTATTGCGATTGCATCGCCAAGTAGTCCTAGCAGTTGTAGTAGCAACATTCGTTTCTTTCCGTAAATATTTTTAACTTTATCACTTTTTAAATTCAATCCGTCTAGAGGCGAAAAATCATGAAAAGCACAATCCAAGTTTTGCACGTTGTTCCTCACGCTGGCATTTCCAAAAAGACAGGCATCAACTACGACATGCGCATGGCGCAATGCATCGTTCATAAGGCAAATCGTGACACTGGTGTGATTGAGCCTCTGGTGGGCGAGTTGATGTTGCCAGAGCGCTACAAGGAAATTTCTCCCGGTATGTACGAGGTCGAATTCGAAGTGTCGATCTCTCGCGAAAAGCGTATCGAGTCGCAGGTTGCGGTGATGACGCTTGTCGCGAAGCCGAAGCCTGCTGTTGATCCGGTTCCGCCTGCTAAGGCTGCTTAATCATGCGTCCAGAAACACATTACGCGTTGCTGATGGTGTTTCTGTACGCCCTTATGCCAGCGTCGATTTTTGCTCAACGTTGGGTTCATATCTGGCTCTGCGAGAATTTCTGATGACTCCTCATATTGATCTGACTGCTGTACTTGGCGCTGCCTTGTCAAATGTGCGGGCGGTTGGTCTTTTAGTGTTGGGTGTCGTCGTTTCTATTGCTCGTATTTTTTGGATTCGTCGCGTTTTGACTGCGCGTCAGATCGAAAAGCAGGCCAATGATGATGCGTGGGAAGAACACAAGGCGCGACGTCGTGAACATGCGCGTGATCGTGCTCGGGGCCGCTGATGGCTACCTGTGCGATCGCAATTCAACAATCTGACGGGTCATACGTGCTTCAGCTTGATCCGTCGATTACAGATGTAACCACGTGTAGTTACGTGGTGCAAAGCGGGGCTGATGTTGCCAACAGTTTGTTGTTGATGTCGGCTGAAGATGGCGGTTTAGTCTCAGCGGCTATGGTGTCGGTCTGGGCGACTGCTTGGGGAATCGTTCAGGTTGCCCGTGTTGTTAAAGGAGGTAGTGAAAATGAAGCTGCATAAATTTGTTCGTTCTGTCGGTGCTGGTGTTTCTGCTGTTGCGCTGTTTGTTAGCGCGTCGGTTGCGCATGCTGCTGCCACTCCTGTCGATCTGTCTGCGCCAATTCAACAGGCTCAAACGGATGTCAGCACCAATGGCGTGTTGGTCCTCGGTGTCATCGTGGCCTGCGCTGCTATCGGCTGGATTCGTCGTATCCTCCGTTAATTTTCGGTTGGTCGGCGCGTTCTTGAACGGGGGCTTCGGCTCCCGTTTTTCCTCGGGAGGTCCTATGGGCTTGCTAGTCATCATTACTGTCTGCGGTGCTTTCTGGATTTTATTTCGATCATGAATATTTTTCTGTTGAGAGCTCTGTCCCGTTTTTGCATCATTGTGATGCTGCTGTGTTTTTATAATTTTGCCCATGCTAGCTATAGCTGGACGGGTTCGACCAGTGGTGGTAGTTCGAATGGTTTGTATCCGGATGCTGTTACGGCTTGTCAGAGTTATGCTCAGCCAACTTTGATGACTAATTTTGTGATGACGGTTAACACCGGTAACACTCGTTCGTGCACTTGGGTTGAGCGTGGCACGACGTATGGCGCTTCAACTGGTTTGGTCGCTGGAAGTGTTTGTACAGCGCCAAATGTTGTTGACTCCAAAGGCGCGTGCGGACCGCCTGTGCAGACTCAGTGCTATTCAGATCCTGCCGGATCTCACCATGATGCCTTGTTTGCAGGTACAGGAAAAAAAGCCAATGTGTGGCCGAAGAAGATCAATGGGTGCGATATCAACATCACGGGGTTGGATGACGACTGTCAGGGGCAACCTACAAGCGTGGCGGGGGTGTTTAACTGGTATTGCGGTTATGAATATAACTACGGCGGTACGGGCAGTTATGCGCCTGATACTCCGGGACCAACTGCTCCGAAACCGGTTGTTCCGACAACTGAGCCCGCAAAGTCCGATCAGCCAATGACGGCACCATCACCGAATCCGGATAATTCTTGTCCAGCTGGTACATCAAATATTGGTTCTGATTCTGCTGGGACCGCGATGTGTTCTGGTAATGGTACTGGTTCGGGTAATACCAAAAACACCACTACGAACGCGCCTCCTGTTACCACAAATAACTCTGACGGCTCTACGACTACAACGAACAGTTCTACGTCCGGCAACAAGGATGGTAGCTCCACCACGATCACTACTACGTGCACCGTTTCATCTGCCGGTGGTAAGAGTTGTACTGTATCGGGAAGCACCTCAAATAACGCTGATGGCGCGCCCGGAAAGAGCGATGGCAAGGATGCGACAAACAGTGATCCTCCAGGTGATGATTTTTGCGCTAAGCACCCTGAATTGAATGTTTGCTCAAACTCTCAGGTAGGTGGTACTGGTTGCAATGGCGCTACGTCGAATACAACTATTAGTGGCGATGCTATTCAGGGTGCAATTCTGCGCAAGATGCGGGATGACACGTGCGCCAATTTGGTCGCATCGGCGTCTAAAGATTTGGGAAATAAATTGCTCGGTGGCGCTGATCCTATGCAATCTCAAATTGATCAAACTAAGGCCGGTGACATTGTCGATTTAAGTCAGGACAAGTTGGACCAAAGCGGGTTTTTGGGTGGGGGTTTATGTTTGTCTGATCGTAATTTGTCATTCGCTGGTCATGATGTGCCTATCCATCTTTCCGCTGTTTGTCAGAACCTTTTGCCGTTGCGATATGTGATTGTTTCTTGTGCGTTGCTCGTTGCTTATTTAATCGTTAGTAAGTCAATTCTTCAGGGGTAAATCATGTTCTTAGCCGTTTTTCTACCTGCGTTGATGGGTGCTCTTGCCACTGCGATGGCATCGCTTGTATGGCGTGCTGTGATTGCTCTCGGTATCGGATTTGTTACCTACAAGGGTCTTGATGTCGCTATCGGTTATATGCAGCAGGCCGTTTTTGATCGCGTCAATAGTATTCCGGGCGATGCTCTTAGTTTGATTGGTTATTTGTGGTTGGATAAGGCAATCACTATTATTTTTTCTGCGGTTTCAATTTCTCTTGCTATGAAATTGCTGTCGGGTAGTTTGAAAAAGGTGCAGCTCAAATGATTACGATCATTACCGGGTTGCCGGGGCATGGCAAAACGCTTTATCTGATTTCCTACTTGAAAGCGCTCGCTGAAAAAGAGGGGAGGGATGTCTATTATTCTGGCATCAAGGATTTGTTGTTGCCGTGGACCGAGTTTAAGGCTGACGAGTGGGCTTCACTTCCGATAGGTTCTTTCATCGTCATTGATGAGGCCCAGTTTGTTTTTCCGAAAAAACCGAATGGTTCGACGCTCCCTAAGTACTATCAGGATTTAGCTGTGCATCGGCATAGCGGTTACGATATTTTCCTGCTTACTCAACATCCAAGTTTGGTTGATAATTTTGTTCGTAATCTCTGCGGTCGTCACTTGCATGCTATTCGTAAATTCGGCTTGCAACGTTCTAACATTTGGGAATGGCCGTCTGCCAATTTAAGTCCTGATAAAGAGTCGGGCCAGAAAAATGCCATCTTGCATAAATTTTCCTTTCCAAAAGAAAGTTTTGGGCTCTATAAATCGGCTGAGGTTCACACTGTTAAACGCAGTATTCCGGCCAAATTGATACTCGCTATTTTGTTTGTGGCAGCGGTGCCGATTGCTGGCTATTACTCGTTTAATAAATACAAGCAGCGTTCCGTAAAGGCTGAGGATGCCGCTTCTACTGGTGCTGCCGGTTCGTCTTCTGGCGCAAGCGCTCCTGCTGGTGCATCTGGCCAGAAAGCGTCGTACCTAAATGCTGTTGGTGATGCGAAGCAGTATTTATTTGAGCGTGTGCCGCGTGTCACTGGTCTGCCGCAGACGGCGCCACGGTATGACGAGGTTACGAAACCGACTACGGCGCCTGTGCCCGTTGCTTGTGTTGCAAATGAAAAGCGTTGTGATTGTTTTACTCAGCAGGCTACGCCTATGGCCGTGCCTGAGCTACTTTGCCGCGATATTGTGGCACGTGGGTACTTTGTTGATTTTGACGATCACGGTGGTCAGAATCATCAACAGGTTGCTTCAGCTAGTCCTGCTGGTTCCGCGGCTTTATCAAGATCTGAGAGAGGTTCTGGATCTTCCGTTTTTACGCTGGATGAGGATGGTTATGGAGTCCTTGGTAAGCGCACTGGCCGCTCGGCTGGTTCTAAATAAACGTGACTTGTCACGATAAATATTCTGACTCGAGTAAACATATCTGGGTGTGAAAATGAAGGATCACCATGATTCTGTGACTATCGATCTGCTGGCTGAGAAACGTCCTCGAGGGCGTCCGGCGACTGGCCGCGCAATGACAAGCGCAGAGCGAAAAAGATTACAACGTGAACGTGCTGGCCGGGTTGTGTTCACGGTGGATTTGCCAGAGGATCTGGTGAATCTGTTCAATGAGTATTTGCGTTTTAAGGATTTAACCAAGAGCGCCGTGATTGAAAAACTGCTGCGATCGCAGCTATTGCGTAAAAGGTAGCGGGGTGTGGGCCGCAGGGCCCGCATAGACCACTGAGATGGCGTCTTGGTGACTATTGAAAGCGTGTGGTGCTGGTGATGCCTCGGTTAAGTCGACCGCTCCCTGTAAGGCCGCTTTTGATGTTGTTCTTATGTGTTGATTTTTAGGGTAGCGGCGGGGCGGGTCGCGATGGGGAGCGTAGCGCACCAAGCGCGGCGCGAAGCGCCGCTAAACTTGTATCTGGGACACTTAAGAACATGAGGCAAATAAAGGGTTTCCAGCCGATTGTCATTTGCGGCCGTAAAAAGTAGGGTGTTCAGAAATTCAGTTTTTGAAGTAGAAAAGAAAAAGCCCTGCAGGTGATCGAAACACTTGCAGGGCCGTCCGATAAACCTGTCGTAGCAGGAGTACCGAATGCCGCAATTCCACTCCGATTTGAACGAATCGTCAAGCACTTTCGTAACAACCCCTCAAGAAAAGCCGGAATGGTGGACTGATGACGGTAACGGCTGGCAAGACACCTACACGGCGCGCCAGCGCATTTTCGCGAATGGTCAGACTGAGATAACAGTCACTAAGGATAAGTTTTTTGTGGGCCGGGATTCGCTGCCTGTGCCGCATGCAAAGCGCGGTGCTTCGGAGAAGCGTGAAGCCAATGAGGAGGATGCTGGCAAGCGCGCAAAGCAGAAAGTCCGGCTGTGCTGCAAGGAGATTGGCGCTGACCGCATGGTGACGCTGACGTATCGGGAAAACATGATTGATCGTGAGACCGCACTCAAGCACTGGAAAGCCTTTACAAGGCGTTTGAGCAAGCACAAGGCTTTTCACTACGTCGCGGTTATTGAGGAGCAAAAGCGGGGCGCGTTGCATTTCCATGTGGCTGTTAGCGGTCGACAGGATTACAGACTGCTGCGTTCGGTGTGGCAGTCGATACTCGGTCTTGGCCAGTCTGGTGAGCAAATGGGACAAGTGAATGTACGTGATCCAAGTAAGTTTGGTTTCGGCCGTAACGGCGCTCACAAGCTGGCTGAGTACATTGCCAAATATTGCGGCAAGTTGATGGACTGCCGTGACCTAAATCAAAAGCGTTATTTCCGGTCGCGCGGGATCGTGATCCCTGTGATGAATAGCTGGCGTGTCTGTGCGCATACCATGCTGCATGCCGTCCAGATCGGTTTTGAGATCGCCCGGGAGTTTGGGCTAGCTGGCGCTCAAACGTGGTGCAATAACGGTTTGGGAGTCTTCTGGATTGCTACAGCGCCGCATGATGGGCCGTTGATCGATACCTGTCCATTCTAGCTGGGTAGGAATTCTGTCGAGCGTCCGTAATGTTTCCAAATTACAATCACTGCATTTTATGCAACTGGAATTGTTCGAACGTGAGCAGATCTCCCAGGGTGATCTTGAGCGCATGATGATGGAGATCCGGCAGGCCTATTGGCATTTGCGGAATTTACGCAAGGTGAGCTGGAATAATGGTCGCCGGCGGCGGGAGTATCGAAAGGTGGCCGTGCATAAAAAACGCCTGCTGATTGCAGGCGTGAGTAAGAGGGAAATATTGGATTTGTTAGCTTGCTGTCGGCAACAGTGCAGTGCCAAGAAGCAGCCGTTTCAGCCGTGTAAATACTGTCGATAGCCTTGCTTTGCGCAATCTGCGATTTGACATAATACAAATTATGCGAAGTTTAGGACCCCTAAATAGCAGTCAAGCAAGTCCGTTATATTGGATAGATGGTGAGGATAGAAAACACGGCCGGGACAACGTATCCCGGCCTTTTCTTTTGTTTATTCACACACAGGGGTTAATGTCAATGAAAAAGCAGCGCATCGCCACAAAAAATAAATATTGTTTTCCATCAGAATTTGTCTCAGCCAGGCTCATGAGCGGCTTTACAGTCGATGCGGCCGCCAAGATCACAGGCCGACACGTTCGCACAATCTCAGACTGGGAAGCCGGCAAAACCTACTGCCCACAATGGGCACTCAGGCTAATTGTTCTCGAAAGTCGATACATGGAAGCCTTATACGGTCTAAAACGCGACAGGAGCCGCACAGGACGCGCCGCAGAGCTGGGATGGTCAATCATGGCCGCCAACGATAGCAGTTACAGGACAAAGCCTGGACTACGGTCCTTTGAGCAGTATTCAAGAGGAAGCAAAAAGCAGCTTCCACCTGAAAACCGCCCCAGTCCGCAAAAGCGCCGCTGGCTCAACATGCGACGGTACGTCGCTGGATAAAAACAGTTTTGCAGGGAGCGCCCAACGGGATCTGGTCGCCGTCGACAAAGCACGCTCTCAAGATTCGCCAATCGGTGAAACTCAGTGGCTTACCTGGGCCCTGCGGCCCAGACCCAGCCACATTTAGCGCCGCCGATCATCCATTAACCGTTCTAGCGCACGACTTACAGCCTCCGCCCTAGATATACCAGGCATCCGCTGCACTTCAAATTCAATTAGACGCTCAGCTTTCGCTTTTTCGCCATACAACGCACGCAATAACTCATCCGTGCGATCAGGCGGCCCAGGTTTGAAATGTCTATTTGGCGACAATCGCGATGGACGGCTTTGGGTCGGCGAAGACACACCGCTTTGCTTACGACCGTATAGCCAACCGATTAGCCACATTAGCGCGCCGACCAACAGAATCACTATCTCAGTTGTGGAAATTTCCATAATGCCCCCTGTTTGACAGGCATTTTATCGCTAACGCAAGGAAATGTTTATTTGATGTGACCGACCAGGTGTGACAGATCCTGGACCAGTCACGCCGGCACAGTCACAGTGACTCGGCGGACACCAGCTGTGCCTGGTCGGTCACACTTCGGCGAGACATGCGCTTGCGACAGGCAGGAATGGCATATACCGACTTGCCGACAACGGGCCGTCCGCAGCCGCACCCGCACAACCGAACGTCATTAGGAGACTGAGCATTCAAAATTGCACGTGCCAGAGCGCGAGACATAGGCAACGGCACAGCATTACCAACAGCACGATACCTGCCCGACAGCGTCAACTGGTCAAGTTGAAGAGCGCCCTTCAACCCTTGAAGGCGGCAGAATTTGTCCCAGTCCCTGCGCCCTATCTGACTCCCCTCCGATGCCGTGCAACACGGCTCAAATAGAGTCGATTTTGCACCCCTGTCGATAGAAATCAGCAAACCGTCACGATGCCCAAACTGGAAATGCCGATGCCGGTTCTGATCCAGACCGACCTCACGGGCATTCAGATCAATCCGCTGGTGTGAATAACCCTCAATGCGAACATCAGGCACGCCTGGAACATTCTCCATCAACCACCACATCGGCTGCCCCTGAGTGACAACCCTAACGTATTCGCCAATCATTTCGAGACCGTAGCCGGTAGGGGCAGATCTGCGTGCTTTCGAAAAATCAGGACATGGGGGGCCACCAATGATGCCGTCAAACTTGCCGCCGGGGATAGTAAAAGCGCGAATATCACCACCAAAGAGAGGATCGGGACCGCGTACGACTGGAAAGCCTTCTTGTTCGAAGCCGAGGCCAAAAAGATCGATACCGGGAAATATGGACAAGACCAGCTGTGACTGAGCTGGAGTGACCTGCCGGCGCCGAGTCACGATCGATGGGTCACAGAAAGCGAAATCAGCTTGCGAGATTGAATTTTCCATGTCTCATTGTGACCGAGCTACTGTGACTTGTCCAGGGTTAGTCACACCTGGTACGTCACATTTATTCGTGATACCCGCGAATAGTTCCAGGGCGAGGACGATAACGCCCCTCATCTGTTGCTGCCGGCACGCCGTCAACATGAGCGCCCTGCCCTTGGCATGTCAAAAAACCGTTAGGCATACAGCCAGGAGCCGGCGCAAAAGAGCGCTTAGAGCTGAGATAAACAAGCAGCTGCTCAGGCATCATAGTCTGATCACTCAATGGCCTGCTGACCTTTTCAACGCGAAGTGTATCCCCCTTAGGCTTTTCCTTCGCCACAGCCTTAACAGGCACTTCGGGCAAATCGGCCGGCAGCTCATCAGCAAAGGCAACGCCAACAAGACAGGCCATCAGCACCAGCAAAAGCCAAGTACGAAACACAAATTTCACGTCATCTGAATCCATCATTTGAAAGCCCCCAATTGTTCCAACCGTTGAAAATGCCGCACACGTTCAGAGGCAGGCAATTGCGACACAAGCCGCGCAACTGGATGCAAAGGCTTAGCAGGAAGCCTTGAAGGCGCCGGATTAAAGAAACGCTTGATGTAGTCACGCCACCCCATCGAAAGCTTGCAGTAGCGACCAGCAACATGCCACGGCGACAGGTAAGAAAAAATACCATCCGAATAAGTAGGACTAAATTTTTGCTCGGTATCGTAAGCCGCATACAGATTCTTGCCGCGATATGTCCAACGGTCACTCAACACAGCGTCGTTACCGACACCGTACTTCACGATGGCTAGATGGATTTTTGGCGCCCTAAGCTCGACACCGAAAAAATGCTTCGTCAACGCACCAAGAAATGGAATCCTAATTTTGTCCAGGCGCTTACAAGCCACAGTTTGCTCAACCAGCGATTCACGCACCTGCTTATCAATCTGATTTGGCGACTGGCATAGCATGTACGAATCCCACCGCATTTTTCGAGAATGCACAAACCAGTCTAGAAGCGCCTGACGGCCTTTGTCAGCCCAAGACCGAGAATTCATCCACGTAGCCATTTCATCGAGCACCACAAGGCCATACGTAGCCTCATCAAGCTTGTCAGACCCAATGCCGATAGCTTCCATGTCCTCAATGGTCGGACGATCAGGAAGCCGGTAACAGATCACTCCCCGAGTACCAATCGGCAGGAGCTTATCCAGTTTCAGGTTCAAGTTAGTCGCAACCTTCTTTCCCGCCAACAGAGCATCCTTAATACGACCAACAACCACGAGACTTTTACCGCTGCCTTTTTTTCCGTACACCAAATAGTCAGCCATGATTAACTCGCGTTATTCACAAGCTTGATTTTCATCAACGCCATGTCATACGCAGCGCGACAAATACGACTACTCACCACAGCCGTGACGCAGGCGACCCAATCAGCAGGAATGAATAATCCAACAGAGTTAGCAATAAACGGCGGTATAGCAATCAACGCCAACACGTTTTGAAGAATGACATTGATGCAGGCAATAAGGCCAGCCGTGATGATCACAAACGAAGCAATGGAAGCTGCAGCAGTGCCAAGCTTGCGCCCGATCATGCTAATAATCGCCGCGATAATCGCAGGTATACCGGACAACAGTAAAGTGACAAGTTTTAACATGATCAATCCTCCCGTTTGAACAACTGGCCGTACACTTCCGCCGCACTGAAAATACCCATCAACCAACCGATGATGGCCTGAATGATAGCTATCGATGGACACAAATCCCATGACACATGAAACCCAGCAATAACGCCGGTAATCGGCGCACAGACGCCAACGGGAGGCGACCACACCCAAGAAAACCAACTACTCTTATCCTGCTGACCCGACTTAATGTCGTCGTATATTTTGTCGCGATCCGTATCACCCTTTGTATTTGCATCAGTAATAACTTTTTGCTGATCATCCATTGGTGGCGCAGCATCAGTGTTCAAATCTTTTTCAACTTGCTTCTGAGTGACTTCCTTGTTGTAGTCATCAGGAATTTTTAACTCAGGAGAAGGCGCAGGATTACTGGTAACAGAAGTGTTTGTGGTGGTCTGATTGGTCACATTGTTAGTAGTCGTAACCGTTGTAGTCGTAGTGCTCGGAAAAGTGGTCTTAATATCGCCAACAGTCGTTCCGGTCGTAGTTGGATTAACAGTAGTTGATTGGGAGGTAGTTACAGTGTCAGTCGAACCGTCAGACTTAGGGACAGTATCAACACGCGTCGTAACGGTCGGACTGATTACAGGCGAGGCGGTAACAGACGCAGGCGTAGACGGCTGCACAGGATTGGTATCGGCTGTCTGATATTCAGGATGAGCAGCAAGATCAGATTTAATTGCGTCATACAGCGCTTTACGCGCATTACTGTCCTGAATAGCCTGAAGTTTCAATGCGCCAGCTATGTCATCGCCAGTAGCAGGCGCAAGCGGCGGCAACTGACCGGGATTAGGATTTAGATACCGACTAGCAACGGTAAAATTTGAAGAGCCAACGACACCAGTGGGACTAACTAGTACACAACCCACAACATCAGGCCCACTAGAGCTACCCAAAGTCATAGTCCAACCGGCCCAAGTAGAATTGGACCTGATCAACGCAGCCATATCACCCTGACACGCCGAAGTGGGATCAGGATATGGGACTGAAGAATTAGAGCCGAAACCACCGTGCCAGAGATACTGGTCAGCAGCTGGCGGTTGTTGGCAATAAGCAGGCAACCCGAACCAAGACTGAGCCGAGCAACTGCCATAGCGCAAACCAGCATTTTTTAACATGGAAGCGACTTGTGCAGCAGTCAGCGCAGCACCAAGATAAGGAACAAGTTTTAAGCCAGCCCCAGCGATACCCTCAGCAGCAACAGCAGCAGTAGTTGAGACAGGCACAGTAACCCGCGCACCAGCCTCAGTAGCCACCACAACCTGATCCAACACGGTAGCATCAACCACTGCACCAAGCGATGCAGTAGCAACCTTGCCTGGCACTCCATTGACAATACTGGCAGCACCGGTATAGCCAGAATACCCGGCGGTTGCGGCCTGAGCAGAGACAGCCACGAACAAGAAAATCAGCGCACAGGTGAAAATTCGTTTCATACAGTCACCGATAAAGGCCACGATTGGGAGGGATGATGCAATCACACTCAGAAGAAGAAAAGTCCCCTCCCCTATGCCCCCGGCTAGCGCCTGGGAGCATAGGAGAAGAGACTTTTCGATGAACCTCGAACGCGTACGCTGTCACCATGCAAAGAGAAAGCAAGATGGCAGCGCGTAGCATACGAATTAAGCAGCCTTGTTACCGAATTTCTTGAACAGACGCAGAACGATGAACATGCCCAACACCGACGCAACGACCGGCATCGCCAAACCGAACATCGCCGTAGCGTTGTCGCCAATAGCCGTGAAGGCAGCGGCAACCGATGGGTCCAGCGTAGCAGCCGCGTTAGCAGCGCCAGTAGCGACCAGAGCCGCAACAGGAACGCCAATTTTGACTGCCAACAGCTTTGCTTTTTGAAGAATTTTGCTCATTTGATTTTCCTTAAGACGATATATCGAAGAATTGCCGGAACAGTTTCAATGTCCGACCCATTACAAAACCGAGGGCAAAGCAGCTCATAAAGCCCCCGATCATCACAGCAAGGTCACTCATGAGAGTGCTCCCGCTATCCACCCAAGCGCGAAGGTCACAACGCAACCTGCGGCAACGAGTAAATCCTGTACAGATGCAGCATCAAACATGTTTCACTCCCAGTGCGCCCGTATGCGCACAAGAGACTCCGTAGGACCGCTTCCACCGGCTTCGCCGGGTGGAAGGCTGCTCACCGGGGCGGCTGAACGCCGCGCCCCCGGCAATGCATCGGCCAGTTGGTCTTGCAAAATTTGTTCGGCCCACTCAAGCTGCCGAGCCACGAACGCGGCACCCAAGTCTTCCTGATTTGCGAACAGATGCGCCATGTACTCATCAGGATCGAAGTTATTGGCACTGCGCATTTGCATGCAAACAGCCTGTCGCAGCTCAGTCATGTAGACAGTGCGCATCAAGCTATTTGCTCGACCTTGAGGTTTGATTTCAACCATGAAAACGGCCCTCCCACATCAAGGGGACGCCCGTGGTCGTGGAGACGTACGATAGACAGCCGGAGCTTCGTGACAAGGCAAAGGCCCCACTCCGAAGGCCATAACTGGCCTGTTCCCAATTCAAGCCACCCACCACCTGCTGATCGCTTCCAGCAATCGCCGACCGCCGCACGCGCCTTAATAAAGCCAGGAAAATTAAACCAGCGCCGAGCACTACGATCAGCTTCAACGAGGCCACCAACACCATATGTGTGAGCTCCATCAGGAAAGCCCTCCTTCGAATCCAGTTTTGACGCGTATTTCATCGCGTATGCAACAGGCTTATTAGCCTTTTCTGTTCTGGTCGATCCGTGCGGCCACCAGCCTTGCTTATCGGCCTTTGGCATCGTTATGCCGCGAGGCATCCAGTACAGAACGTGGTAATGAATAACGCCGCGCTTTTGCATCTCAGCGACCCATACGTATTTAAGCTTTTCGCCAGTCCGGCGAAACATCCAATTACGCACATGGGTTAGATACGCGCCCATGTGCTTTTTCTCCCAGCTATCAACAACGTAGGTCAACGTGACCATGATGACGTTATGATTTTTGCGACCCGCCGCCACACTGATTTCGTGCAGCTTTGCAGCCACGCCGATGTTTCGGCGCAGGCGCTTGTATCGCAATTCATCACGCAGCATTTCGAGCGGATCAAACGGCTTTGCGCCGAAGCTGTCAAAAACGGAATTCTTTTTTTGAACCCCTTGAAAATCTTTTTCATACTGCGCAACGCCTTGAAGATATTGACCCACTGCGTACCCCATTTATGAGTTGTTGATAACTGGGACGAGCCCAACGTCAAAAGCCTTACTCGATCACCCGAAGGGTGTTGCGCGCCGTCTGCACGGCGTTCTGTTCCTTGTCCTTGTAGTTGTCACGAAAACCGGCGACCGACACCAAGACGTTGACGTCATCGCCGGAGTTGCCGAGCTTGTTGTGGGACATGAGAGCAACTGCGGAGGGGGAAGTGAACTGATCCGGTGCTGGCTGGATAACGCGCGTTTCGAAGGTACGCTTGCCCTGGACATCGAAGGTGCGAACATTGTCAATTCGACCAATGATTACCGCTTGATTTGGCTTCAAAGCCTGTTTCTGTACTTCGCTCATGGTAAATTCCTTTTCGCTTAAATTAGCTCGCGGTTGCGAGTTGTGCGAAAGGTAGCTCGCAGACGCGAGTGTTGTCAACGGCGAGCGGTAGTGTAAAGTGGCGAAAAAGGAGGTGTTATGGACCAAATCGGACTAATTGATGCAGCCAAGCAACAGCAGGGGTTGACAAGTGACTACAAACTCGCTCAAGCGCTTGGGATAACGACTGCAAGGATTGCAGACCTCAGAAGTCAGCGCCGAGCGCCTGACGATGCGGAAATTTCGATGCTCGCAGATATGGCAAAAATCGATCTACGAGCCGCACTGGCAGCAGTGCATAAAACGAGGGAAAAGAACCCGGCAAAACGGGCTTATTGGGAACGGATTTCGATGCAGTTTGCGCTGGGAAGCGCAGCCGCCGCAACAGTAATCGTTGAGAAAATTTCCGGAAATTTTGAATCCCTCATGTCACGCTGTACCCCGCGCCGGAGCTTGTTCTCCGCGTTGTGATATGAGGTAAAGGGGTCCTTCCCCGCATAATGCCTTTCTACAAATTATGCGAAGTTGTGATGGTTAAAAAATAGAAGCAATCAAGCCTTTTGTTTTGCCCTGGACTTAGCCTTAACAGGCTTTGCCGGCTCACGCTCAACGATAGAAATTCCTGGGCGCTCAGACGGCAGGAAGCCATGAATAACCTCATGCACGTCACCCATTTCGGTGCGACGGAACTCACAACTAATGCGATCCCGATGACAAAAGTCCGGTATGTTTCTTTTGTGCCGCCAAATCTTGTTTATTCCTTTTCGCCTGCTCTTGCTGGCGCTTCCTTTGCCAGGTTGCATCTGTTTGCGCTTTGCAGATATAGCCTTGCTTTGCCGTATTCCGACATCCATTTTTATCCACCTCAGCACCCGCGCTCCCGGTTGCCAACGCGCCCGCCAATCCTAATATCAGCATTGTTTTTTTCATTTCCCTCTTTCAGAATAAATGCTCCAAATCAATCTTGTTAGTATAAGCACGAAAAGTTATTTTTGGGCAATGGTCGCATATTCAGAATGTTGATTTCGAAAGCAGGACGAAGCAGTTCGCTTCGCTATTCCAGGTGCGGCGCGAGCACACTTTCGAGCCATTTCATGAATGCGCGGACTCGGCGCGACAGGTTGCGCCGATGCGCTACTACCAGGGAAACGTCGAGCGGCCTGTGCTGAAAGTCTGGTAGAAACTCTATCAACGCCCCACTCTCCAAGTAACTGCCAATCCCCAGCAGTGGCGCCTGAATCAGGCCAAGGCCGGCGACGCCGGCGGCTTCGTAGGCCTGTACGCTGTTGACGTGCAGCGCACCTCGCAACTGAAGCCTCGCATAGCCGTCGCCGTGCGGATACTCCCATCCATAGGGTTTTGCGCCAAGTGTCCTTGCGAAATGAACTACCCGATGTTCCTGGTGCTGCAGATCCTCTAGCGATCGAGGAGCGCCATGGCGCGCCAGGTAGGCAGGACTGGCGGCATTGACCATGCGTAACTTGCCCAGCGGGCGGGCAATCAGCGTCTCGTCCCCGATGGGACCGAGTCGCAATACGCAGTCGAACCCTTCTTGAACCAGGTCAACTTGGCGATCGGTACTCGACACCTCCAGCTCCAGTTCGGGATAAGTCGCCATGAAGGTTGGCAAGGCCGGCACGATGGTGGTGCGCGCCAGCTCGCTCGGCAGATCGACCCGTAGGCGCCCGCGCAGCGCGACTTGATCGCTTGCGAACATTGAGTGCAGATCATCA